ACAATGACCAACTTTATGTTTATCTAATTCAATTTTAAGTTCTTTAATTGCTTCAATAAGATAACCTATTGTATTGCCATAAGCTACTGATTTGTATTCTCCATCTACAACAAGTTCAGGAGCAACCTTTTCTATTTCTTGTGCAATTACACCACTTGATAATTTATCGTCTTTAGTAAATGTAACACCTCGCATTTGAGATACTTTGTCTAAAGCATTGTCGATTGTTTTTATGTCCGACTTTAATCTTTCATCTGAGAAAGCTGTGATATTGCCTGAAGCTACAATAGCATTATTAACTTGTAAACTTCCTGTAACAGTAACATCACCTGAGTTAAAAGTTGCATTACCATTATCACTTGAATCAAAAGTAAGAAAAGTTTTTACAGTACCACCATCGTTACCTCTAATTTGAATGTCTTTATCTTGAATAAGAGATTGTATAATAAGATTATCACTATCATCTTTTAATTGTCCGTAAGCAGACGAACCGTCATATAATACTATTTCTCCATTATCATCAGCACTTAAATTAATTCTACCACCTGAATCAAGAGTTAGATCAGCAGAACCAGATTTAACAATATCAGCACCATTTAATGTTAGATCCCCTGTCATAGTACCACCAGCTTTAGGTAAAGCTGCGTTAGCAGTGGTATTTGCACTTGTTGCAGTAGAAGTTGTAGATGTTAAGACTGCATCTCTGGCTGCAATATCAACTCCGTCTACTGTGCCTGTAACAGCTATGTTTCCTGTAACTGTAGTACCCCCATTTAATGCATGATTACCATTAGTGTCTATAACATATCTAAATGCACTAGCAGATGCATCGTAAACAGCAAATGCAGCACCAAATGAACCTATTTGATATTGTTTGTTACTTTGATCACTTTCAATAAAACTAATTATAGGAGTATTACTTGTTATAATTTGAGTGCTTGAAGCATTTAATGTTCCACCAACAGTTACATCATTAGCTACAGTAAGGTCAGTACCAACATACATTTTTTTAGCTGCTGATACACCACCTGCAGTACGAATAGCTCCGTCACTAGAAGTAGCGTCAGTTCCACCTGCTACAACTACTTTTGAACTTACGTCTAATGTGCCTGATACGTTGGCACCACTAGCATCCGTTTCAAGACGTGCTACGTTATCATTATATATAACGACTCCACCATCTCCTTGAACAACGATTCCATTTTCACCACCTTGCGGTTGTATTAGTATATCGTTTTCTGCTCTTAAATATAAATCACTACCTGATCGTTGTGATGCTATATATAAATCTCCAGTAGAACCAGTAGCAGTTTCTATTTTTGAATTAGAACCGTCATGTTTAATAACTAAATCTTCACCATCACCAACAATAATTTTTCTGCTATCTGCTATATATAAATGATTTCCTACATCTACACTTGAGTTAAATGTAGCTTTACCATCATTAGACATATCAAGGGTAAGGGCTGTTATTGCACTACCACCATCGTTGCCTTTAAATACTATATCTGCATCTGAATTTGCACTATAAAAAGTCGGGCTATTTCCTGCACCTACAGATAATTCTATTATAGAACCACCATTATCTTTAAATCTCCATGCACCACTATCTGAATCAAGAATTATATCTCCAGCTACATCAACTGTAAAATCACCAGTAGAAGTAATAGCACCTGTCATTGCTCCTCCTGCTTTAGGTAGAGCTGCATTAGCTGTCGTTGTAGTAGATGTTAGTACCGAATCTCTTGCAGAAATATCAACGCCATCAACAGTACCTGTAGCAGTCATATTACCTGTTAATGCTAATGTAGATCCATCAAATGTTAAGTTTGGTTCTCCATCAAAATCTGAAGTAACACTTGCAATAGATACTAATCTGTTAACTGCAGCATTATTAATAGTAGTAGCTCCAGTAACACTAGCAAAAGATATAGTACCTGATCCATCTGTTTTAATAAACTGGTCAGCAGTACCATCAACTAAAGCTAATTCATTTACACCAATAGAGTTTGCAGCAATAGTTCCTGTTATTGTAATATCAGATCCACCATTAAAACTAGCAGATCCTGTTACTTCACCACCTAAATTTATTGTTCTAGCTGTTGCTAAAGTAGATGCTGTACTTGCATTACCAGTTAAAGGACCAGTTATACCTGCAAAAGTTGGAGAGCTAGTTGTAGCTAATGCTTGGTTAATTCCTTTAACCGCAGCTAAATTAGTTAACTCACTGTCCATTAATGCACCAGCACTAGTAACATTTGCAGTATCAGTAACATCTGCACTTGCTTCAATAGCATTTAGTTTAGTGTGGTCAGCATCAGTAAACACATTAGAATCAGAAGCTGCTTCTACAGCAGTTCTTATTTCTGCATTAGTTTGGTCAGCAGTAGCACTTGATTCAATACTATTTAGTTTTGTATGATCTGCATCTGTAAATACATTACTGTCTGATGCAGCTTCAACAGCTGTTCTAATCTCAGCATTCGTTTGATCTGCTGTTGCAGAACTTTCAATACTGTCTAATTTTGTTCCATCTGCGCTTACATCTCTACCATCTACAGTAGAAGATGTTGTAATAGCATTACTACCCATAGCAATAACACCTGTCATGGTGCCGCCAGATTTATCTAATTTATTATTTAATTGTGTTTGAATAGCAGAAGTTACTCCATCTAATCTTTGAAATTCAGCATCTGATACACTGCCATCAGCTATCTTAGTAGCATCTATTGATGAAGGTAAATTACTAGCAGATACACTTACAACAAAATTTATTTTATCATTAGGATCATCATGTGTTACTGTAATATCTGTTTCAGTATTACCAGTAAGCATAGCACCAATAGTATCTCTAATGGTTTCAGCAGGAAAATTATTATTAATAAATGTGCTTAAATTAGCTGCAGTTATTTTTTTAGTTGTATTAGCTGTTACGTCTACTACAGGTATTATATCACTAGTAGCTGGTGTTGTAATTTCTGGTAATTGGCTAATTTTCTTATCTGTCATTTTAAATCCTTAAATTAATTATTAATAGCTTCTCCGCTATGTACAGGACCAATAGCTTGTTCAAACATAAGGTTATGTCCATCTTCCTGTAACAATGATGTACCATCTTCATTGTCTATATACTCTAAATCTATATCCGTTCTTCTATCTCTGTATCTATCCTGTCCTCTAATAGAATGTCGTCTTACCCAAGTAGTCATTATTGTGTAAGTTCTGTAACTCTAGCTTGTCCTGTAGTAGAACCTACTATCAAGAATGCTATTTTTGTACCTGGCTCAACTTTAAAATGTTCTGGAGTATAAGCAGGTATAATTAAACTATTAGTTGTTGCAGTAGGAGTAGTACCAAACTCCACATAAGAATCTACAGTCACAACAATACGAACATCATAAATTCCATCACTAGCTCCATTTGCTGTAGCAGCTGATGAACCAGTTATTCCAAGAGCTTGTGTAGTTCCTACTTTATAGTTAGGATTGTAATGTTTAGTTGTCATAATTACTCCGTAAGTTCTGTTATAAATAAACTGCCATTAGATGCATTTCTAATTACAGATATAGTTCCGCCTGGATGGCATTTTACTATTTCATAATCTTTAGCAGCTATTGGTGTCACTGATGTAGTTGCAGTGCCATTAAAGTTAACATGGCAATCTGTAGTAGCATATAAACGTACAAATCTAGTTTGACCACCTAATGCACTACTACTTGCAGCTGTGCTTGTGTAATCTACTTTTTGTACTGTGTCGTATAATAAATACATAATATTTTTTTCCTTAGAATGATTATAAAGTAGGGGAGCCGAAACTCCCCCACAATACTAGTTATTACTGATTAATATCCGCAATAATACCATGAGCTTTGTCATTTCTAACTTCTAAAGTCCATTCAACAAGTAGTTGAACTCTTTCAGAGTCGCCAGTTTTAGCAAGGTCATTGATACTGAAATCACGTAGATATGCAGCAGCTAACATGTCAGCTTGTAATAAGAACGCAAAATTCTCATTAGTAAGAGCCATAACTCTGTTAGGTACAACTTGGATATCACCGAAATCTGAGCTATAAACATCTATAGCAGCATATTCGACTCTTTCTCCAGCTGGACCAAAACGAGTTGTGTTAGCATTGAAAGTAGACACAGTCTGTTTAACAGAAGGTGGTACTACCAACATATCAGCATCTCCACCATTCTCATATACAGTTTTTACAACTGATTTAAGAATTGATTCTGTTAATGCACGGTGTGTTCCACCAGTTGTTGCTCTAGTCAAACCAGTTGCAGCATTAAATCCTGCAGATAGTGAACCAGCAGCATCACCTTGTGTTAACCATGTTGATAATGAGCCTAACTCTCTTGCAGCAGAAGCAGAACCTACAACAGAAAGATTCTCTTTAATAAGAGCAAATTCCATGTCTTTTTTAAGTTCTTTTGATTTCTTAGCAATTTGGTAAGCCATTTCATCAGCACGACCAGCACCGTCAACAGCAAATTGTGTTCCTGTTAATAGGATCACTTTGTCCATGATTTGAGTGAAGTTGTGTACTCTTGCAGTTGCAGAAACTGCATCAGTAGTAGCATCATCACCTTCAATCACAGCATTTGCAGCTGCATCAGCTAATGTGTCAGTTTGCCATTCATGTTTTGTACTTGTTGCTTTGGCACGAGGAATGGCTGAAAGGATCGGAGTATCTTCTGGTGAAATATTGTAAATTACATCAGCAAGATCTTCTCTTAATCCCTTTGTATCGTATGTGTCAAAGGTATTGCTTGGTTGAGCCATAATTATCTCCTTTTAAGATAAGATTATTTAAGATTTTGCCTAAAGATAGCAGCAGCATCTTTTAGATGACCACTTTTCTTCAAGCGTTTAAAACCTTCATTCCTTCTTAAATTTAACTTATCGTCTTTAGATTGAGCAGTACCAGCTTTTACAACTTTAGGAGCATTTGATATTTTCTTAGATATGCCTGGTTTAGAAGATTGTAGCTTTTTATAAGCTATGGCATCTTTTAAAATTAAAAGCATCCTATGATCAGTAAGATTTCCAATTTCAGCTTGATTGTAACCAGTATCAGTTAGATATCGTTTCATATCATTTCTGGCAGTTACAGCTGTTTCTGGATTTTTCATCTCAGGCATTTTCAAGTACATTTGTTTCTCTTGTTCTTGAATATACTTTTGATATTCATCTTGCTGACTAGATTGTAATTGTTGTCTAGTAGTTTCAAGATCCCTTTGTCTTTTCTGCATTTGATATTGTAATCTAGCAGCTCCAGCAGGATCTTCTTCATACATCTTATCAAAATCAATAGATGCCATTTCTGTATCTAATTGAGTTCTTAAAGATTGCTCTAATTGACTTATGTTAGTTAATTGAGATTGAAGGGTTTCTCGTTCTCTCCGAATTGTATCTTCTTGTTGCTTTCGCTCAATAGATAGTTCTTCAGTTTTACGAGAATAATCAGCTTGTCGTTGATATCCATTAATAAGTTCTTCCTGGTTGACCTCATATTGTTGTCCGTTAATAGTAACGGGGTATATGGGTTCCTGAACTTCTTGTGTTACAATATCCTCCGATTCTTGAGGAATATCTTCTTGGGTTTCTTCAACTTCAGACAAGTTTTTGTTTGGAACATCACTTGGATTAATATCCATTTGTTCTGTATTTTCCTCTACTACCTGTTCGGTTGTAGTCGTAGCATTTTGATTATCCGCTGTAGGGTTCAATAAGCCACTGATAGTTTCTGCAGCTCCGCCCACATTAAGGGTGGTTGGCTGCTGTTCAGCATCAGACATAAATGTCCTCCTATTTTAAGGTTTTGATATCCTCTAGTTGTTTAGAGGCTAGTTTGCCAGTGTTCATCAATTCTGTTAGGTGACCAATGATCTTATCTAACTGATGATAGGCTATCCATATAGCAGTTCTGCTATCTGAATCTTTGTAAGAAGTAGATATTAATTGATTCATGTAATCTGCTTTTATAGCAGATACAGCCTCTTTAAATACCTCATTTTCTAATATGGTTTCTGAGATCTGTCCTTTGTTTATTTCTTGATTAAGTTTTATTTCACTCATTGATTATTTGGGTCGAAGAATTGTTTTTGTTGTTTTACAGTTTCTTGTCCTAGATCTCCTACATTTGCAATATTACTTTGTTTAGGCATATTTGCAATTTCTTTTTTTATTTCATTTGAATCTATATTCATTTGATATTTAGCTTCTAGCTCTTTGATGCGTACTTCCATGTTTAGCATCATTTCTTGAGTTTTTAACTCTAACTCTTTTTCTTTTATTTGTGTATCAAGGATCTTACGTTGATTCTCACCTTGTACTTGAGCCAGTGTAACTTTTTCAAACTCTGTAGGTTGTGGTGGTCGAGGTGGTGGCATTTGTGATGCACCTACTACTGGATCTGTAAAGTATGTTTCAACATTTCTAAGACCAGCAGCTTCCACTAATTTAGTTAGTGTATTGTGTACATTTCTTAAATTAACCATAGGACCAGCAGCAGATTTTTGTAAGTTAATTGCTTGTAGTTGTCTTTCTAAGATAACATTTAACAACTGCAGCTCTTGTTCTTTACTACCAGTTCCAAGTCCTACTTGTATTTCAACATTACATTTGTTGGTCCATTCCATCGGCATCATAGTAACGTACTGTTCATTTACACGAATAATCTTTTCTTTAGTTTCGTATTTAGTAACAATTTCTAATATTTTATTAAATAGTTCTTTAACACCTGTTTCAGCGAATACTCTGCAAATTAATTCAACACGCAACTGTGCTTGTGTCAGAATCTGATTCAAACCACTTGCTGTTTTATTTAATGAGTCAGCATCCATTCCCTGTGAGTATCTTGTTACTCCAGTTCTTTGTTCTCTTACTGTATCCAAGTATTCTAATAATGGCATAGCAGCTTGGTTAAGTGGTTGACTAGCCATAGGTGTTATTACTGATGCAGGAGGTTGTTTAGTTCTTACTATTCCTCCAGGTCTATTTGTTAATAGATCATCAAGATTAACTTGACCATCCATAACTGCAACTCGATTATTGTTAGTTAGATACATGTTATCTAACAACTGTCTCATAATTGTACTTTTTACTAATTGTACATCTTCAACAAGTTCCGATACAGATCTTCCGTAAAATCTATGTGGCACTAGAATAGGTGTGATACTTACGAAAGGACATCTGTCATAAGGCACATTGTCTAAGATTTCATATGAGCTATCACCTGCTACAGTTACTTTTCGTAATTCGGCAATACCATCTTTATCTTCATCCAATTTGATATAGCATTCGTATATTAGTATTTCTTCATTTGCTTTATCTGTTGTTGGTTGAAACTGATCATCTTCTCCTAATGAACGAGTAAGATGTTCTTCTGAATAATTTACATTCTGGTTAGCAGGTAAGTCAGAAATAACTTCAGGATCAAATCCCATTTCTACTAAATCAGATCTAGATTTATAAGTTCTATGTGCTGTAAAGGCAGCATCTTTAATTGACTTAGCGTTCCTTGCTATTAAAAATTCTTCTGGCGGTACATTTTCAATAGATACTTTACCTCTTTTTTTAATTCTGTTTACTACTACATCATGTGTTTTTTCTGGAATAGATACTTCATTTGGTATTAATCTATCTCCTAGATACTGATTAGCTTCTGCTAGTGCAGCTGCATTATCTTTTTCGTACTCGGTATGTTCTAATACTTTTATTTCTGAATCTGCTAATAACATAGCAAACTCATCATCTGTTAATCCTATATAAGTAGATTTTTCAACATCCATTGAATCATCCCAATAGACTTTCATTACACCATTTTTTTGCAACAATGCATCTTTAAAGAATGTATACAGCGCAGTGAAACCATCATTATCTTTATAGAATACATGATTTAAATAATCGGTAGCTTGTTTAGCTATAGGTTCATCACCTGCTTTATTAGCTACACATTGTACTGCTTTTGGAGATGCAGTAAATGTTCTCATTACTTGTGGTAGTATACTTTCAATAGTATCTGATACATCAGTAGATATAACTTGTGATCTACCTTCTTGTTCATTTCCAAATGGTTCACCAAAATAGTATTCTAATGATTTGTTTCTTTGTGTGGTTAGTTCACCACCTAAAT